GGAAACAGTATCCAGATAGCTCAGTTCCGTGGGGCTGATTGTCGCGCCGTTGGCTGACACGTTTCCAGCGACAGTCAGGACTTTACCGGTGCCGACATTAACGCCAACGCTCGTGCCTGTGCCGTCCGCTTTGAACAGCGCATCAATGGTATCAAGATCGGTATTGAGTTTCGTCCCCCATGTGTCGGCGGAAGCACCGACTTCAGGTTTCGTCAATCCAAGGTTTGTTGTGGTTGTATCAGCCATTTAGTCCTCACGCAGCTTGCTGCCATATTTCTGCTGTATCAGAAATTGGCGTCCATGTCTTGCTTGTTGTTGATTGTGGTGTCCAAGTTTCAGAAACCGCTTCGACGGGTGTCCAAGTCTCAGATGTGTCGCTCACAGGTGTCCATGTTTCCGGCGTTACAGGCTCCGGTTCCCACTTCTTTGTGGCGTTAATCGTGACGCTTGATTGTGCATTACAGTTGACAGTTACCGACGCAACGCGGGGTGCAGACACGCTGACCGACGAAACCGCGTTCGACGTAATGCTGACAAGGAACACGCCCTGAAGCGACACAGATACGCTAGATGTGGCGCTAGAAGCACAAGCGGCGTTCTGGATGCGTGTTGCGGCCACGGACACGCTCGATGTCGCAGTAGAAGCCACAGAAGCGTTCTGAATGCGATTGGCGCTGACAGATGCACTAGACGTTGCGTTACATGTAACCGCTGCCAGATTAATCTTTTGGGCTGTTACAGTGGTCGATGATGTGGCCGTATCGGAAACGGCGGCAAGCAGAATGCGTTGCGCGGAAACGGCAGCACTAGACGCGGCATTTACAGTGATAGACGCCTCTTTAGGGTCTATTCCATAATTACCGCGTCCATATAGACCGCTGCCGTAGCCAGCCATCTACTTAGTCCAGATTGATGTCGAAGTCGCCCGCAGGAATACGGAGAACGTCACCGCTTGCAATCGTCTTGCTCGTTGTCAACGCGCCATAGGCAAGCATATTGCCGCTCGTGGAAGCGTCAAAGATTGCTGCATACGTCACAGTCCCCCAAGAGGCAGTCGCCGTGGGAAACTCAACAGCCGCCGTGTTGGACGCCTGATTAGCCGTGACAGTGAACGCAATCGTCTGCCGAGCGTAAGAGCCACCAGAGACTTCCGTCCCCGTGTTACCCTCACCCGGATCGGACGTATACAGGCCGACATAGAGCGTGGACGGAACCGTGTAGGCTGTCGCACCGAAAACATGGAGGAGAACCTTGTTCTCAAGATAATTGGAAAAACTCATCCGAATGTCCTCAAGCGGGGTTTAAGTTTAGACGAACCAATACGCGCCCGTTCGTCGGCGATGCGCATATCCTCTACCATCTTCTCATAGAGAGAAGTCCAGATACCCGTGCGCTCATCTTCCTTGAGATACGGCGCGGACTGAGCCAGCGTTGCGTACAGGTAGATGTCGGGGCTTTCGGTCAGAAGCCAGTTAGTTGGCGCTGCGTCCGACAATGCGGGCAGCTTGGCGTAGTAGAGAAGTTCCGCGTCATACGACCCGTCAGGCTGCGGCAGAACTTCGAACTGCTGGCCAATGGTCGTAAAGAACATCGGCTGCCCGCCCGCGCTATAGACTTGGCTGTCTTCAAGAAGCTGTTCCGGCGTGACGTAAAGCAGCGGCGTTACTGGGTTCGTGTTCAACTGAAACCGGATTGTTTCTTTCCAGTCGGAAGGAACAGCAAAATATGGCGTATCCAAAGTTGCGTCGGCACGAACCACCATCTTGCGGTGGCGGATTTGACGGCTCATCTGCGCTTCAGCAAGCGAGATAAAGTTCGGGATCGCGGATGTCAGATCAGACCGATTGAGCCAATCGGCGACTGCGGTCTTCAACTCTGAATACGTCGTAATCGCCATTAAACAGTCCCCGGCCTTGTGCGGAAGTAACGATTGTCAGGATCGTTCAACCACTTCTTCATCGCCTCTTGGTCTTTAGTAATACCTTGGCGCTCAAGTTCGTAATACACTGAAAGCGGGATGCTGCCAACCTTTGTCCACTCACCCCAGCGTTCAGGTGCAGCGTTAAATTCAGCCTTATTGGCTTCGATGATTGCAGTAACATCCTGTTCCTTTTGAATGATCGCCTCATCTTTGTCGGCGTCATAGTGGAACGAGGTGACGATGCCTGTAAGGTTGCTATCGTCTGCAATGATACGTTTAGACATATTCCCTCCAAAGAGTTAGGGGAGAGGCCGAAACCCCTCCCCATCCCCAACTTACGACGTGGCCAAATCCGCACAAATACCATGCGCTGCCTGATTGTTCACCTTCAGACCATACTCGACGAGAAGCAGAGCCTTCTCGGCGTCGCCCGTCTTCGCCAAGTCCATCTTCTGGATCGGACGAAGAACCGCCAACGAAGCGTAATCGGGATCGACGACGAACGCGTCGCGGTCACGCTGGAAGCGGTTGGGAACGATGTTGACCGTACCGAAGTCGGACACATAAACGTCGGCAGCGCCGATGATCTGTGCCTGCTGGCCAGCCGGAACGTCACGATAACGCGTGGCGATACCCGTGAATGCAGAAGCGGCCGTCTTGTTGAACGGACCAACCATCAGCATCTTGGGCGTACCACCCGAAGTCCAGACGCTCTGGATAACGCCCTTCAACAGCGTTTCCGTGAAAGCGCGCTGCGTACCGTCGGTACGAGCAGCAGTCGGGGTCGAGCCAACCGTCGGGTTAGCACCACCGGAACCGAACGAGGTGTTCGAGGTCAACCACGCAGGCAGACCAGCGGTACGACGAGCGGTCGTGGTGTTACCAGCAACCGACGCTTGGTTGGCAAGCAGTGCGCTTTCCATGTCACGCTTCAGTTCCGAACCCAGCTTGGCAAGCTGGTAGGTCATTTCGTTACGACGACCAGCCTTATCGACTGCTTCGAGCGTACCGGAGATCACGACGTTCTTCGTGCTGATCTGCGTGTAGTTACCAACGCGGCTGGTTGGCGTAACAGCAGTGAACGAAGAAATGTCGTCACCTTCGAGCGCGGCGTTAGAAGCCGAGGCAGCAGCCAGAGCGTCCGTCTGCCATTCGAAGTAGGTGTTCTTAACGCTCTCGCGGCCGATGTTCGAAATGAACGGCGTTTCTTCCGGCGAGATGTTATAGATGACGTTCGACAGGTCTTCACGAATACCGATAGCGGAGTACCGGGTAAAAGTATTTGCTACAATAGCCATTAGTTCACATCCTTGTTAAATGAGTTTGTCCAACAGGGCCGCCGCATCTGCGACACGGCCAGTACGCGCAAGGCGCTGGGACGCTTTCTTTACGTCGGAGGAACGTGTGTTCATTTGAGTACCAGAAGAACCGGGGCGAACGATCCGCGCAACCTTCTTTGGCTGGGCTTTCACTTTCTCCACTTTCTTCGAACCCTTATCGAACATCATAGCTTTGCGAAGGATCGAGACGTGAGTAGCTTGAACAAGGGCGCTTAGGTCGCGTTCACTAAACCCATTATTCAAAGCCCATTCACGAAGTTCCTTGGCTTCGCTCTGCATTGTACCTTCGTCTTTCCATTCAGGAATGACTTCCGGTAGCTTAGCGCGTTCTGCCTCGACAAACTCGGTCAATGCCCGTGTCTGATCTTTAGCAGTCTCCTCAGCAACTCGCCTCTGCTCAATTTCAACAGCTTGAAGTTTTGCAGCGCGCTCTTGATGAGATTTACGCCAATGCCGTTCCAACCGCGCCGCCTCAATGGGGTCTTCGTTATAAAGATTGTCCCAATCAGGCTCAGCCTCGGACTGCATCTCAAGTTGTGCTTTAAGCACTGGAAGCAGTTCCGCGTATTGAGCGCGTTCCATACGGATCGCTTCGGCTTCGCCTTGGAACGACTTGCGTTCTTCTGCTAATGCCTGAGTTTTCCGCGTATAATCCGAATAACGAGAATAACCTTTCCGAAGTTCGTCAAGGGTGACTTCGAATTCTTTGCCATCATCTTTTACCTTGATGACTAGATCGTCAGGAAGTTCCTGTTCGATAACCTCTTCTGTGTCGTCCTCTTCATCCGGGTCGGACTGTTCGTCTTCTACATCGGCCTCTTCATATTCGGCGTCTGCTTCTTCCGCGTCGTCCTGAACTGTTTCCAGTTCTTGCGCCTCGGCCTCGTCTTGGGTGTCCTCATCAGGGCCAAGCAGTTGGTCGATGGCTAGTGTTGCTTCGTGGAGGCCGATCCCTGTAAGGGGGTTGCCGACTTGTTCCGTCATATAGCACCTTCTTTATTAAATGTTAACTCCTCGACTTGGCGATTAAGCCGTCATCAAGAATTGCCTGTAAGCGGCCTTTCAAACGCTCAAGTCCTTTGAGCGTGTGAAACATGTTCGAGCGTGCGTCATGGTCGGCCGGGGCCGACAAGCGCCACTCTTCGAAAATATCTTTTTCCACTTCGGCGAATGCCTCCTTGAGAATATCATCCTCAAGAAGGCGCTTTGCGTGGTTAGCTTTTGTGATAGGGTCCATTAGATCAACGGCACATACTGGGGGTTAACCATCGCGCTGGCCGGGCCGGGCGTGGTCGGTGCGAGAACCGGGCCGGGTTGCGACGCAAAGAACATCGCCTCCGGGCCAAAGCCGTATTTCTCATAGTCGGCGATGTTCGGGTTAACACGACGATCCTGCCCAGCAGGTAAACCGCCCATGCCAACACCCGGACCGAATGGAGAAACATACGGCACTGCCGTACCAGCGCCACCGCCGCCGCCAAGCAACCCGGCTCCCGCGCTACCGACTAAGCTGGCAAGTTGGAGATAATCCACAAGGTTCATGTTGGCCGTTAACTTGCTTAATAGTCCACTGCCACCAGCGCCCTTCATCGTGACATCCTGAATTTCTTCTGGCGTCATCCCCTGAGTTACGTCTGGGCTTTGTGCAACCGTAGAATTAAGCGCGTTTGCGGCAGCGGATGCAGCAAGGGCTTCCGGCGCTGTGAAGGCAGGAGGAAGAATGTTTTGTGGAGCCGTCAGAATAATCTCCTCAGGCGGAGGCGTATATTCCTGTTGCGTTTCAGCTGGCTGCGCGGCTTGTGCGGGCTGGTTAATAACCTGATCGAGCAAGGTGTTAGAAATGCCACCAGTAACGGCAGGGAAGATGTTAGAAACAGCAGTCGAAGCTGGCTGTCGAATAGCAGTTGCGATGATCTCTTCTGGCGGAGGAGTATACGCCACTGGTGCAGGCTCAACTGGCGCTGGCTGCGTTTGCGCAGGGGCAACATTGGAAAGCTGTGCGCCATCAAATGGGCTTGGTATCAGACTTGTCGCTGCTGTTCCGATTGCCCCACCAGTTGCGCTTGGCGCACTCTTTTGTAAGGCAGTCACGATTATATCGTCAATCAAGCTGCCAGTTGCAGAACCATACACAGAGCCAAGCGCGCTTGCGCCAGCCTGCGCACCAGCATTAACTGCGTTTTGCACGGCAGAGTTTGTTACTGCGTTAATTGCTGCATCACTGCCGGGAGCCACGCCACCAAACACTTGACCGCCGAGCGCGGAACCACCAGCGGCCAATCCAGCGCGAAGCAATGTGTTCTCTAAACTTCGGCCTTGAGCAACGCTTGAAGCCGTAGAACCAATGGCCGCACCAAGAACTGGGCCAACGCCGGGAATGAAGCTGGCAGCAACTGGCAGTGCAATGTCGGCAATCTTACCAAGAACGCTCTTGTTCACTTTTTCGTTGGCGACATCGTAATACCGCATCGGACCAACGCTGCCGTCAGTATTTATCGTGCGCTCTCCAGTTTGGATCGTCCATCCGGCTTTGTTGCCTTTTTCATCGCTTATGGATTGACCAAGCGCAACAGCTTGACGCGCCGCATCAGGACCAATTCCGCTGAATAAAACATTGCCTTTGTTATCTACAATGCGAACCTCTTGGGCATTCTGAACGCGAAACGTGTTGTCCTGCAAAATACCTGTTGGATTGCCTTTGTTGGACAAAGCAGACGTAATTAGTTCGCCCACTGGCATCATAACGCCACGGTCAATTCCACGATCAAATGCTGGCGTATCCCCAAATGGCATTACATCATTCCTTCTGGCGGAAGTTCAGGCTGCATCGGCATTTCCTGCATCGGCATTTGTGCTTGTTGAGTGGCCTGCGCCATCTGCGCGTTCTGCGCGGCCTGTTGGGCCTGCATAGCCGCACGATCCATTTCGCCCTGCTGGCGTAGGAACTCACGGTCGCGCTGCATCAACGCTTCGATGTTGGCCGTGTTAACCTGCGTGCCGTACTTAGCTTCAATCTCAGCGGCCTTGATCATGAGGTCGGCGTCGAGTTTGTCGCGCTCACGGTCGTCCTTGCGCAGCATCTCTTCGCGCTGCAACTCAAGTTCAGCCGCCTTCTTCTGGATGTCAGCGCGGATCGCTTCCATCTGAACCTGAGACAGCATCTCTTCCGGTGTTGGTTGCGGTGGAGCAGGCGGGGGTGGAGGCGGCATCATGGCCGGGTCTTTGAAGAACACACTTGGGTCTTTGTACCCAGCAAGCGCCATCATCTGGGCCAGCGTATTGTAGTAGCCCTGAATATCGACCAGCGGTGCGCCCATCTGCATCAGCATTTCCTGCTTAGCAGCGACTTGGCCCAAGAATGCCATCTTCTCTTCGTTGCTGCCCGTGCCGAGAGCGACGTTGACAACGACATCCATGCTTGCGTCCCACACACGCGGGTCGATTGGCACGAAATTATTGCGCAGACGCACCATGCGCGGAGCATCTTGGTTCTTCATGATAAGCTGTAACGACTTCTTAAACAGGCCCTTCATGCCTGTTTCGGCGAAGATACGGCAGATCAATTCGATGTGCTGAGCAGCGGCCGAGATCGTAGCGGCAACAGCGGCGCGGGTCGAAGACTGAAGCGCATTTGCGTCGAGGCCAGCCGCAGCCTTGGAAATACCTGTGCGGTTCTCGCGCAGTTCGTCCATGTACTGCAACATCGGGAAGGCTTGCTGCCCGACGAACGGAATTGTAAACGGCTGCACCATGCCCGGCGCGCGCATACGGACGATCCCACCGACTTCGGTGTTCATCACGTCTTCAAGATTGACTTGGCCTTCGACAACACCCGTGCGCGGGTGGATCGACTGAGCCAAGCTGTCCAACGTGTTACGCAGGATATTCGACTTGATAAGCTGAATGTCCATCGTCACGTCGGCAATCGACATGCCGAAGAATGTGTGTGGCTCAGGATCGGGGCAGAAGTCTACGAACGGAATAAAGTCGCAGGGTTCGTAGTGGAGTATCTTGTTGGCCGTGCCAGCAACGCAGACACGGCAAAGTTCCGCGATCCCGTCGCCGTCCATGTCAACATACACATAGCCCTCGATGTAAAGGACTTTGCGGGATGTCGTATCTGTGCGGCCCGTGATCTGAACGAAGGCTTGCGGGTTACGGTCAAAGGCTTCTTGGTTTCCTTCAAAGTCATCGAGCGTTTCATAACCAAGGTCTTGAACCTCGTCCCACTCATAGCCCATCTTAACAAGATCGGACACGGTGACGTAACGGCGATGCGCCACAAACTCTGCTTCTTCGATAGATCGCGCACGACGGTCGATCAGAAACTCTTCCGGCGGTACGGATTGAACACACAGGCGGCCCTTCTCCGTAGTGCGGACAACGGTGCAATCGTAGGTCGCTGGAGACTGCTGCATCATTTCACCCATCGGCGTTGCAACCATCATCTCGCTCATGCGAATTTCTACGTCCTTAACTTCGACGGTAGGGTCGGACTGAAGGACGGAGAACGCGGCCTCATCGAGACCCGTGAAGTAATGGGTGGTGACATCTTTCTCGGTATCCCACCAGACTTTCATGATCCCGTTCTTACGGATCAGTGCGTCCTTAAACGTGGAATAGCATTCGACGAAAAGGTTGTTATCCCGCGTCAAGCAGTAGTTTACATAGTCCGTTGCTTGCTGCGCGTTTTCAACATCTTCAGGGCCGTTCGGCGCAAACTCGACGACGTTGTTGGCAGCGAAAAACACCTTCATGATCGACGGCATCATGGCCTGCACGGTATCGCGCACGTCCATTGAGATCGCCTGAGAGCGGCCTTCTTCTTCGTTGCCGAAGGGTTCGCCCTTATAGTATTGGCCCGCAAGCGCACGCTCCGGGCTGATTACGTCGTCGATATAATCTTGTGCGTCATCAATCTCGGCGATGATGATATTCTGAAGTTCTTCTTCAGAAATAGGCTCTTCGACCTGTTCGTCTTCCATTTCAGGCTCTTCGATAGAAACTTCCGTACCATCCGGAAGTTCCATCTCCATTTCATTGGACATATCTTCGCTGTCGTCGTTTTCAGAATTGGCGTTGGGAACACCAGTATCTTGGTACATACTATTGTTCTTAGCCATCTCAGCCTTGGTCGGCTTACGATTATTGCGATATGCCATGTTTTAGCCTTACTTCTTTTTCGACTTACCAGCTTCAGACAGGGCAATAGCAATAGCCTGTTTGCGGCTTTTAGCCAAGGGGGCCTTTGCCGGGCCTTTGGGATTTACGCCAGCGTGCAGAGTGCCGCGCTTAAATTCGCCCATGACTTTGGCGATCTTCTTGTCGGCCTTAGTGGGTTTCTTCATTGGATTAGTTTCCTTTTGGCGTATAAGCGCCGCGCTCACTCAAGTATACAATGGCCCGATAAAGAATATCCGTACTTTCTCTCGCGTGCCCTAGAACCAAATTACACTTAGAACAAAGTATGCCGCGAACCTCTCCCGTCTCATGGTTGTGGTCAACGACAACTGGTCTCTTTCCTCTATACTCTAATGTGTCAGGTATTTCTACCTTACAAATGGCGCAAGCAAAATTCTGGCTGGCGATGATGGTTTGATACTCATCGACGCTAATACCATATCGCTGCTTGAGATTGTGGGCGTGGTGGTAATCTGGGCGTGAGGCTCTGAGGCGGCGCTGGGTTTCAAGCAGGCATGATTTGCAGGCGCGCTTGTAGGAATAGAAGTTGTCAGTCGGCTGTTCCTCGCCGCATTTGTGACAAGTCTTAGTTTCCAAGGGCACGCTCCCTGTGGATAACTATACACTAAAGTTCGTAGAAACGCAAAAAACGGGGTGGCGGCGTTCCAAACGAAAAAGGAGCATCATCTCGTTTAGTCGCTATTATCGGCCTAGCCGCGCGCACCCCAGTCTGCCCAATGATGTCCGGCAGGAGAGGGAGAGAGAAACCTGCCGGACAATAACTATTTATATATTTACAAATAAAATGTCAAACGACGCCGCGTATATTTCGGCGCAGCGCACCCGTCTTATTGGCCATTGCATATCCGTGCATTATAGTTGACACATCGGTGGCTAGGCACAGGCAGAGAGCATCCGCTTTATCTGGCGATGGGAGGCCGCGCTTCTTCATGCTCTCCTTACTCTCGACTTGCATCTTGCCAGACGACGTAAAGGTATAGCGCGGTGACGCCAACTCGGCGAACAACTGCTCATCCTTCGGTATCTTTACATCGCGGTTGCCAAGCCACGCTTTACATTTGAACCACAATTCGGCGCGTAGGTTGGCGTAAGTCCCTTTCAGCGCCGGGCTTTCGGCGACGTTGATCCCTCGTGCTGGTAGACCTAATTCACGCAGGCGATCCAAGACGCCAGCCCCAAGCCCGATACTATCAACCAATATCTCGACAGGTTGTTCCGAAGGTGGCAGTGCCTCATACTCGGCCACGACTGCGCCCGTAAGCTGCATCAGGTCGAGACCTTTCCAAGTCTGTATCTCTTCGACAACTGGTCCGCGCCGCTTGGCCAACGCAGACGCATCGGACCCCATACGCGCAACGTCGAGACCCCACACACTTTTCGTCTGCTTTGCAATTTTAATTTCGCGGTTCATGGCTCCGTCAATCAACTCAACAGGGATAACCGTATCTTCTTCGCGTGGCGGGAAGTTGCCCAGAACGCGAACATGGTAAGCTGGACTGTCCTCGCCATAACGTAATTGCATTTCTTTGACGAAAGCCTCTGATACGCGAGGGCTATCGACGCAACTAACGTGAAAGGTTTTCCACTCTCCTTTAAGGCGATTATGCGTATCGTAGAACAATCCGCTATTCCGGGTAGGGTTCCCAAGAAGTAGCGTGGTCGCGTTATGTCCCGACATAGAACCGGACGCGGCTTCGTACACACTCTCTGGAATACCTGAGGCTTCGTCGGCGACAAGCAATACGTTGTCGGCGTGGATACCCTGCAACGCTTCTGGCGTTTCAGCGCGGCTCGTTCTGGCGGAGATAAATGCTTCACTGGCTGCGGCCTTCAATTCAATGCGGTCGGCTTTGACTTCGATCAAGGTTTTAAGAACATCAGGAAGTTCATTCACCCATCGCTTCAGTTCCGCGAACATCGCATCGAACAACTGTGCGGATGTCGGCGCAGTCACGACCACCTTCACGGGATACCGCGTCAGGAAGTAATGCAGCATGGCCCAGCTTGCGGCTGTTGATTTGCCCACACCGTGGCCGGAGCGCACGCTGATCCTGCGGTTCCCGGCGCTGATCGCTTTAAGAAACTCGATCTGCCAAGGGTCTGGCTTCGTCCGGAGAATATCGCGCACGAACCCAACGGGATCATCACGATACTTCTTTAGGAACACCAGAAAGAAGTTTGGCGATTGTTGGCTGCTCGTCGATAGCAGTTCGGCTGCCTCTTTAGCGGCGCGTTCTGGACTGGTTCTTGGCTTAGACATTAGCGTCTCCCTTCAATATACGGTAAACGGTTTGATGGCTGACTTCAATACCATGCTTCTTAGCTATGATCTTGGTGATGTCACGGGAACTATAGCCCTTCAGCTTGGCGACCTTCATCGTCATAATGCTATCCTGCTGCTCGGTATCGACAACCAGCCGCGCCTTGCGGCCTGTGCCAACCTTCTTATACCCATAGGGAACCTTGCCGCCGCAGAAACCGCCAGCGTCCTTCTTGGCGCGCTTGCCAGCGATGACGCGCTCCTTAATCCGCCGACGCTCTTCACCGCTGAACACGGCCATGATCTCAAGCATGAAGCGGCCGTTCGGGTTGGCCCGATCCATCACATTGCCATATCCGTTGATAATCAAATTGATACCGAGGTCTTCCCAGTCCCCAATCACGTTCAATGCATCACGGGCATCGCGGAACATACGATCTAATTTGGATACGATGACTGTGTCGTTTTGGCGCAGGAACGCCAGCTTGCAGCCTTCTTCCCGGCGGAACAGTGGGATCGCCCCGGACACGCCCTTCTCTTCATAAATATGGTCGAGTTCCAGATTGTGTGTGAGCGCGATGCCTTGGATTTGGCGTGCCTGATCGTCCAGACTGGTATTCTCCACCTGATCCTCGGTCGAGACCCGCGTGTAACCGTAAACTGCCATGACGTAAAACTCCCGTTTTTTGTTTGTGCAGCACTGTTACAGGATACTGTTACATATTTGCAAGCGGAAAATTCATAATTTTTTTTTTCGGGATTATGTTAAATCCAAGGATACCGGGGGTGGGGTCGGCCAAATCGATCTGCGTCAAGTTGTACACGCACGCGCCCCCCGTGTGCGCGCCCCCCGGGGGGTGTGTGCGCGTGCCCGCGCGCGAGCGCACACGTCAAAAACCACGGTTTTCTGCGGTTTTTTGGGTGTAACAGTGCTCTAGTGACGGAACAAATGGCGGCAGAGGCACGCTAGACGCGGCTATGCGGCGGTGTGCCGGGAAGCCTCTAGAGCGGAACCGATAGCCGCACCAGATTGATTGCATATTGAACCAAAGCGGAACCGATAGCCTATTGCAAAGCGGAACGCATAGCCGCATTAGGCGTTTAGGCAATCAAGCCGAAAGGGAAAGACAATGCTTTATTTTGCGTTCTATTCACTACTAGCGGCCGGGCTTGCGCTTGGCGTCTATGGCGTCATTGACGCGGTTCGCAATTATAAGGGGCCGCGCAATGTCCGATAAAATCGCCCTCTATCAGCGCAACGCCTATAGCTATTTGTTGCGCAATGGCGTTGCAATGCGTGACTTGGATGACGCCTTGCGGGCTTGCCCTATCGCGTCGGAATTCAACGGCGCGGCCTACTATTATCCAGACGATTTAGACGCAATCGCGGACGTATACGCGGACCGTATATAAGGGAAAGGGAAAGGGAAAGACAATGGTTTACCAAATCGCTTTTACGCGCGTTTCGCGCAACGCAAAGACGGGGCCGATCCCGGTGACAACCACAAGCGCGGAAACATGCCCCGACGCGTGCCCGCTAAAGAAAAACGGCTGTTATGCCGACAATGGGCCGCTCGGCTTGTTTTGGCGTAAAGTAACGGAAAGAAAGGCTGGCATGGCATGGCAAGCCGCGCTTAATGAGATAACCAAATTGCCCAAGGGCACGCTATGGCGTCACAACCAATCGGGCGATTTGCCCGGTGACGGTGACGCAATTAGTTTTACGGCCCTTGATCAATTAGTTGGTGCTAATAAGGGCAAGCGCGGCTTTACGTATACGCACAAGCCCTTGCGCGATATGGCGGATCAATTGGCTATTCTGGCCTCAAATAAGGCCGGTTTTACAATCAATCTTTCCGCGAATAATTTGGCGCATGCGGACAGATTAGCCGCGTTGCAAATCGCGCCGGTTGTTGTTGTTTTGCCGGCGGATCAAAAAACCGCGACAAAAACGCCCGAGGGGCGCGCCGTTGCTATCTGCCCGGCGACGATATCCGACGATATTGATTGCGCGCGTTGCGGCCTTTGCGCCGTTGCAAATCGCAAAGCAATTATCGGCTTTCCGGCGCATGGCGCGGCAAAGCGCAAAGCCGAAAAAATCGCACTAGCCGCATAAAAGGGAAAGGATCCACAATGGCACGTACACTAGACGCAATTGCCCGCGATATCCGGGCGGATTGGAAAAAGCCCTATTTTGGCGCGGTTCCCTATTTGCAGGCAATGATAGGCCTGCAATCAATTGACGATAAATTCGGCTTTGATGACGCGCGCGGGATTGTACTTTACTTCCTAAGCAACGCGACAACGTGGCGCGGGGAAAAGGCAAAGGCAATAAAGGCGGAATTGAAAGGGCTTCTAAATGGCAAAGCTTGACGAAAAGGCAATTCAAGCGATTGCCGATAACCTAGCAGCGGAAGCCCTATCCCGTGCCGCTTTGTTAAAGGCACAAGCCCGGCGCAAAGGGATAGAGCTAGAGCATATTGAAGCGGTCAACGCGGCTATTCTCGCAATGCTTTGCGAGGGAAAGGGCAAGCTAAATGGATAAAGAGCAATTTAAAGCGGCACGCGTAAAGCTTGGCTTGACGCAAGAACAAATGGCGGAAGCCTTAGGCCTCAATTCAAGCCGAATGATTAGGCAATATGAAAGCGGCCGCGTGCCGATTAGGGAAACGATAGAAAAGCTTGTGGAATTGCTTTTGCGATAAACGATAACAGACAGAACAACCGGGCGGCCATTGTGCCGCCCTTTTTTTATGCCCGGCCATGATAGCCTTTAGGCCCGGCCGTTGCGCGCCTAGCGTCGCCCAATAAAGCGGGCCATTTAAAAGCCCGTAGAGGGCAGAAACAATGCGGGCGGCTATAGTATACCCAAATGATGCAAATCGCGCTCTAGAGGCCTTTAAAACGGCTTTTAGGGCCATGCCTGCTATTTATTGGCCCTTTGCGGTTCTTGCTTTCGCAATTCATCCCATTTGGTTGTCAATTCCGTTCACCCTTAGCGGCATGGCCCGGCTTGTGCGCCTATGCATTAGAACCGCGCGCCTATGCGCGGGCGCGGGCGTGCGCATGATGCGCGCGCGCCTGTAGACGCGCACGCGCGTAGCGGGTATTTTGAAAAAACTGGCATTCGATCTAATTTGGTCAGAAATAGTTTTAAACGGTTTTTCAAAATTCTTTTTATAGGCAGGCATCATGGCTGGACATATTAAACGTCGCACAATTGCATCCAACTTGGATAAGGTCGGCGAGAGTACGCTTTTAGAGAAGATCGCGTCGGGAATGACGATGGCGGGGTTGGCGCGGGAACTGCGCATCAGCAATCTTTCTCTCTACCATTGGATTAGGAAAGATGCCGACCGTGAAGAGCGGTTCCGGCAAGCACGATCCTTGGCGGCGGAGACATGGGCGGACGAATGTCTCGACATCGCAGACGCGGCGGACCATGTGTCGGCCAATGCAGATCGCCTCAAGATCGAGACACGCAAATGGCTGGCGGGTGTGACAGCACCTGACAAGTTCCAAGCCAAGCCGACCACAGCGGTCCAAGTCAACGTAAACCAACTTCACCTTGATGCACTGAGGCAGCTAAACTTGGCGGGGAGTGATACCTCATCTGATCACACCCTCATCGAGGAACAACCCGTCATCGAGATCAAACAAGTCGGCTCTCATAACCTCGATGCGGACGACTTACCCGATGTCTTTGACGACGATTAACGGAAAACTGCAATCCGTGCATGGTTTGGTCTCTTCCGGCCGGGTTTGAGAAAATCCGTGCACGGTTTGGCCTTCTTAAAAATGGCGGTTTTCTGCAATCCGTGCATGGTTGGGCCGGAAGTGCATGGTTTTTTCAAGAACGCTCTATACATTCTGGGTATTTACAAACCCTATATATACATATAGATATATAAATACCCCGTGTATAAGGGCCTCTTGGTGGGAAAAGTCGGCACTTCCGGCCCAACCGTGCACCGATGGCAGTTTTCTGCGGGTTTCCGCTCACACCAAACCGTGCACGGATTTATTAAACCCGGCCCAACCCGGCCCGAAAGGATTTTACGTGACAATACGCCAGACTTTGCAAGAGACATTCGACTATAACCCGGACACCGGATCGCTGACTTACCGCAAGCCGAGAGGATCACTCCCCGCCGGACGCCCAGCAGGCACGGCGGTAGCCAGCGGTTACAACGTCAAGTATAACGGTTCGTATATTTTGGCCCATCGGATTATCTGGAACATCATGACCGGCGAATGGCCGCAGCACCCTGTCCGCCATGTCAATGGTAACAAACTGGACAACCGCTGGAGCAATTTAACTGTTGCTGCGCCTTTACGTGAGCGCGATCCTGTAAGCCGCAAGCCAATCAAGTCCGTTACTAATCGCCGTGTTGCGCATGGCGTGGGTCGTGTCGTTTTTGATAAGATGGGTGTGACATTGTTTGAAGCCAACGCAATTATCAGCGGAGAACGCGTTCTTATCGGCCGCTTTGAGACAGAAGCCGAGGCGCGTGACGCATTTAAGAACGTAACGGGATACGCCGCGCCGGGTTCTCTGTAAAAAAGAGGGGGCGCTATGCCCCCTCAACTTTTTGTATCAGCCGATCAAGATACCATCGGGCCTTCTTCAAGTCCTCCAACGGCTTGGCCTTCTTCTCGTAGCGCCAGAGATATTTGAGGACATTAGCTTTCAACGCGCCGCGAAAGCCTTCGTCGCTTAGCGCGGCCTCGATAGCCTCAATGGCCTCGATGCCACCGCTGTTATAGTGCTGCGGTTTATCCACTGGATCATAGATCGACGACACCTCGTCATTCAGCACATCCCGAATGTCCTTATACCTCATATAGTCCTTGCCATACATCGCACCACATCCTTTCTCGCCGGGCCGGGTCATGCCTCGTCCTCATCGACATCCCGCCCCTTGATCTCAATCTGGAAGCCGAAAAACTCGTCGGCTTGGTCATCCATCATGGCGTTGATGACCATGTGATCTTCATCGCCGATGAGAAGTTCAAGACCACGGAACACCCGCTTCGTTCGGGTCGCCCGATCCCTTGTGGCTTCATAGCCCCTGATCTTCATCTCATTGTTAAACTTACGCTGGGACCAGTCGCGCCCCTTGGCCTCGTTGCTGTCCTTGCACCAATCGCGGAAGTCATTGAACGCCTCATTGGTCGTCATCTCATTGTCAACGCCAACAACGCAACGCTCCGTGATCCAGCGGGCCAAGGCATCCTCTCCCGCGAGATAGTCCTCGGTAGCTTGGATAACGACCGCTGGCGGGTTCAACCCCTCAGACAGCCAAGTCTTAGCCCCCTCGATAATCCACGCCAAGATCGCCGGGTATTCCTCTTTCAGCTTGTCCGGCAAATCCATGTCCTTACGGACGGGCTTCGTCTCAAATGGGATCAGGTGCATACGCCGCCGCATGGCGTCATCGACGTTAGTAATCTCTGGCTTGGTATTGCCCGCGATCACAAGCGTAAACTGTGGCTGAAACTCAAACAAATCCTGCCGCATAAAGCGCGCACTGATCTTGTCCCCACCAGTCAGGCTCTTCACCTTGGCTTCATCCCACTTGCGCGACGGATCAATCTCCTGCGCGTGAACGAGCCGAGCGCCCATCAACGACGCCAACTCTGTAGGGTGACGCTGCGACGACGACGCCAAGAAAACGTCCGCACTAGCCACGGTGGCATAATCGCCAAGGATGCCGCCTATCGCACCAAGGAACGTCCCTTTGCCATTGCCGCCGGACCCGTGGGCGAAAGCCAGGATATGCTCCTTGGTAGAGCCTGTGGAACTATAGCCCGCCAACCTTTGAAGGTAGCCAATCAACTCAGCATCACCGTTGCAGGCCTCATTGAGAAACGCTTGCCATTGGGGCGCTGGTTTGCTGAAGTCCGCCTCGACCGATGTGCATTTTGTGCACATGCGAGAACGATCATGGGGGTGCAGCACACCCGTCTTCAAGTCCACCATCCCCGATTTGGTGTTGAGGATATAGATGTCGGCGTCTAGCTGCTCGGTGGTTGCCTGCATGGATGGTTCTACCGCAGCCAGCTTGGCCACATTGGCGATCACATTGTATGACGCCACACGCTGCGCGATCCGCTCAGCCTTTTGCGGGCTTTCGATGTTGGCCAACGCCTCGGACGATGCCTGCGCGCAAACCTTACGGACGATGGAGATGTGCTTGTTCGCCACATCCTTCGCCCACTTGTTGCCGTCCCACGCAACCCAGCCCATGCCGCCAACAACGTATCGAATATCCGAAACGTGTAAACGAGCAACGCGCTGCGCCAAAGCAATGTCACTATACTCAATCGGCGTTTCCCCGGCCGACGCTACCACTCCAAAGTCATCGTCGGAGAAGTCGGTCACGTCGAACTCATCGACCTCCCGCTTGTGCCCAAACGATGCCGCCTTGTCCGCCAGCCAGTCCCAACCCAACTCATAGGGCGGGTGCATACGACCAAAGTCCGCCTCGATAGTATCGAGCGTGTTAACCCCGTCTTCCCAACTGGCCGCCCACGCTTCGAATATCTCGAACGCATCGGCCTCATTGTCCGGGCCGCACGCTGCCTTGATGGCATAGCCCATGCGAATATAGTCATCGCGGTCAGGAAAATGCTCAGTCTTGTTTGGGATCGCAGCAACAGCCGCCTGCACATGGGCAACGCTTGGCGCAATGAGCGACGCCTGATCTACCGACTGCCGCTCGACCGCCTTCTGGGCTGTCTTGTCGGCGTGGATAATCTGGCAGCCCATCATCTCCAACGTCTCGGTCAGATCGGCAAAGAACTGCTCGATCTTTTCCCGCGTGACCAGCTTCAACCCAGCCGGGCCGCGTTGTGTCAGGTCCACATCGAGACTGTACGGCTCCTTAGTGATAGGGTGGATACCGCCGATGACGTACTGTTGCCCGTCCCCTAGAAATTCTACAAGCTGCTCGACGCCCCGGTCATCACGGAACCGCACCTGCATACGGCCAATCTTCTCGTCGGTGCGATACATGAACAGCCGCTTGGGATACCGGCCGATCCGCATCGGGGCTTTGCCCAATGCCTTGACCGCCATATCACCAATGACCCTAGCCAGCCCCTCGTTAACAACATCAATGTCAACCGCAGGATATTTGCTTGCCTTCAAGCCGATATTAGCGTGGCTGCGGTCCCACCGCTCCACATCATTCGGCGTTGGTGTATAGTCCTGCCAGCCATAGCCGCCCCATGTGCCCTGTGCGTTCTGCCGACCCGGTGCTTTGCCCGCTTGATCGGCTTGGATTTTGGACATGGCCGACAACTCGGCGTTGGGCGGAATAACGGACACGAGATCGGTGAACCCAATCTCATAGAGCGTCTTAAATTTCATCAGTGCAATTCCCTCTTTTCGATTTTGTCACGCTTCTGCATCAGCATATCAACAGCCGCATCTATTGCGTAGATCGCAAAGTCCGGCTCGGTTTCGTCCATTAGATTGTACGCGGAGGTTGTTATTACTACGCCGCGTTCAAAGTCTTCTTCGAAACCGATGATGAATACTGGTATGCAGTCGATTTGTTCTTCGTCATCATTCCACTTTATCTTGTCCATTACTTAGACCCCCCGGCAGGTGGAACTCGGCGCGCAAGTCCGAGGCCAACACCAGCAACGCAACCTTTGCGTCATGTGATTGCGTCCGGTTAGCACGGTACTCAATGTATTCGATGATCTGTTCTCGCTCAAATGTAGTCATTATATCTCTCATAGTTTTCGTTTAAAATATTCCATGCCTTCGCCCGGAATATAGTAGCCAAGATTGCCATACCGATCAGCGTGGGGAACAACGCGTGTAAAGTATTTTTTTTCGTTCTCTTCATAAATGGCTCTCGTGTCCGTCGGGGTCAGAAGCGACTGAGCATATAGAAGAAGTTCGTAGGCATCAATCTTGCCTTCGATATAAATTGCGTTGCCATCACGCCGGGCATAGCCCCGCGTGTTGTTGGCGATCCAATCAGCGAGTTGCGCTGCGGTTTCCTGTTTCATTTCTTTTCTCCCCTAATTTCGCTCACGGCTTGGCATAGAGCGCAAAACAAATCGTTAAACTTCATCTGCTCCAGCCAAAAATCGGATGTCATGTTCGGAATGCCAAACCGCTCTGCTGCTTCTTGGATGATGTGGTCAGGAAAGTCTCGTCTATGTTCTTTCCCGGTCATTTCCGCCTTCCCTTCTGCCATCCATCCTTCAGATGGCCGTAATCCCTTGGCTCTGTGACAATCGTTTCCGCACCACATACGCCGCAAGTATCGGGATGCCATGTGGATACGCCACATTCCCTGCGTCCGTATTTGTCGCCGCAGTCTGAGCATATCCATGCCGGGTAATCGCGCTTCATTCTCCCTCTCCTATGTAATCTAGCAGCCGTTTAACCGCCTTGATGTCTTTCTTATAGGCTTTGTAATCGTCTGGATGAACGTAGCTGGCGCTGAAGTTATTCTCCAGTGTAACAAGAGTGTCCTTCAGCCACGCGCGGACAAGTCCGTCTAGCATGGAAGGATCGATGTCGATCATCATTTCAAATACTCCCCTGCTTCGATGGCGTCTGCCGTCATCAAAAAATCATCCTTCCGCAGCCACGCAACAATTGCAGCGCGTTCTTCCATGCGGTGACGGGCGAAAAAGATTTGCAGCGATGCCGTATTCAACTGGTCTGCATCCAGCGCCATCCAAACGTGCGCCGCCATATGCCGATCAGCCTGTGTGATCTCAGTCATTTCGTTTCTCCCAAGGCCGCTTCGAGAATGTCTCGTGCATTTAGCGACCACCCTTCATCTATTTCTTGGACAGCGTTTTCCATTGCCTCACGCAGCCGCTCGTTCTCTGCGCTTAGGGCTTCGCAGTTCGGGCAATGATTGGTTCGCACCAATCCAAGTTGATTGTCGTCCGTCATTTCGTTTCTCCCAAGGCTGTGCGGGCGGATCGGCATATCGGGCAATCTGTCCACAAATGGTCGCCTGTTACCTCATCTTCTTCGATGTAGTGCGGATCACCGCTACAATTGTAGCAATGCGATAGCGCATCATTCAGCGCCCCACGCAGCCTCTCATTTTCGGAGTGCAGTTCCTGATTTGATAGGATTATGGCTTCGATGTGGTCTGCGGCTTTGTTGCAGTCAGCCAGATAATCTAATGCGATTTCTTTCTGCTGTTCCCATAGGTCAGAAACAACGGCCTTCTCGCGTTCCAACTGCTCGATGCGGTCGGCCCCCAACCAAGGAGCCCAGTTTTCTGTTGGCGCAAAGCCTGATGCAGGAAGCATACTACGCAGCCATCCACACAGTTCATCGTCAGTCATCGTTCTTTTCCCTCAACGCATCGCTCTGCACGAGTGAGCGTGTGCAGCCATCGTAATAGCCTTGGTCGTAACCATACTGGCGGTGACGGGCAATCTCTCCGACTTCCCATGTATATATCAGTCCGCGCCGGATGCGCTGGGCCGTTTCGTCATCTGAATTGCTGATGCGAATAAGCACTTCACGATCCGCCTCCGTCACCCCAGAGGATACGTCAATCAAGTCTGCATCTTGTGCAATCAGGTTGTCCATTGCTTCTGTTCGGTCAGTCATCGTTCTTACTCCTTATCTCCAGCCCACGGGCTTTCAGTGCGGCGCGAAAGTCTTCGGCATCGGGCATAAACCCGCCAAAATCTTTCAACACATCCGCCAGCGGGTCAGGCTTGGCGCGTTCTTCTGAGACTGCCCTGTCAATGATGCTCTGGATCACGTGGCTCATGGCGTCGATGCACTCGGCGGCAGCTTCGGTTGGCTCCGCGTTCTCGCCCAGCGTGATCTTGCCGTCCGGGTGGATGGTCATGGCTGGCTCTTTGCCTGAACCAAGCGCGATCTTTAACTGCATGGGCTTGATAGACCCATTGTGCGACCACCAATCATACGACGCAGCCAGTAGGTTTTTGTCTTCAGTCATTGCAAATTATCTCCCGACAAAAGGTTTTCAATCTCAGTATATATCCATTGAATGGAGACATCTGGATCATGATCAATGACGTTCATGACGAAAACCAACCGATCAAGAGTTTGCTGAAGCCTATCAGTTGTGCCGTTAGATAAGATACGAGTGAGATGCTGTTGGCCGGTTAACACCTTAATAGCGTCGGCAGCATCATCCATTAAAACCCAATATAAGTCTCCAGCATTTGCCTCACGCAAATATGCTGCCCGCTCCTCTAACGCATCAATTAATGCTAAATAATTTTTAGTCATTGATCCCAATCCCTTCCCTCATATCCTCTGAACAGGCGGTCTATCATCCTGTTGATTATGCAGCGGATCATTTCAGGTGATCCCCTTCTGCAATCCGATCCGCCAACCAGCGGGTGCTGCGTTCGAACATGGACATTTGCCCACTGCGAAGCCATGCAATGATGGCGTCTTTCTCGTTAACAACAGGCGTAGCTTCCGCCACAACCGGCTGTGCTTCAACTTCAATATCAACAATCTTCTTAGGACGTGCCATTAGATTAACTCCTTGATTTTAAACCCTTTTGTCTCAGCGTAGGCGATGAGGTCGTCGAGCCACAACACCCCTTTTCCTGAGACAAAATACTGATTGACGCCACGATGAGGCACATCGTTAACGTCACCCCATGTATGAGACGACTGCTCGTACATCTGTATGTCCGCACGATGGACGCACGCATGGTTTCTGCGCAAAAACTGCGCAGCCTCCGCTGCAATCAACTTCGTGTGGCCCTTAAACTCTCGACGCGGGACCGTGCATTCTTCCTCGGTCTTAATCGGAACTGGCTTCGCCATCTGCGCACGCCGATCCAACATCGACAACGGCGCAACGCCTACCTCTTCAAGCCAGCCTTTTATGGTAACATGACTTGTGTTGTAGAGCCGCATCAATTCGGCGCGGGTCATGGTCGCTGCCATCTTGTGGAAGTTAGCCGGGACGGCCTTCTTGCGCACGCCGGTAACTACCTTCTTGAGTTGGAGTTCCCGCATCCAGCGAAAGATCACAGTCCTAGCGCGACCATAGTGTTCCATGAGTTGCGTCACGTTCATCGTGGTCAACATCTCCGCCAAATCATCTGGTGCGGGAGCCTTCTCAACAACGAAGTCCCGCTTCAAACCCAACTTTCTACGCCGACTATCAATCGCGTTTGCGGTACGACCAAGCGCCCGTGCGATCTGCGCGGGCATCATGTTAGCCGCGTAAAGTTCTTTTAGTTTGGCGTCCTCTTCGGGCGTCCATTCATTAATTCTGTAAGCCATAATCTCCCTTACATTTCTACTGCCCGCCTTGGGTGGCACAGGTTGAATATCGAATGCAAGAACTTTTTTTAGTTGACGGGGCTATGCGACTTGTGCCAGCTACGGGGAAAGCAAACGTGACACCGACGAAAAAGAGGGAAAGAACATGGTAGTGAGCATCGACTTCGAGACGCGCAGCGCCGTCGATCTCCGCAAGACGGGTGTCTATAAGTACGCCGCTGATCCATCGACTGACATTTGGTGCATGGCCTATAAAGCGCCGTGGTCGGATGACGTACAGGTCTGGCTTCCGGGCGATGAGATGGATGTACGCCTCGAAGATTGGATCGTCGAAGGCGGATTGCTCTCAGCATGGAACGCCAACTTCGAGCGCACGATCTGGAACGAGATCATGGTAGGTCGCTATCAGTGGCCCCGCACACGCATCAAGCAATGGCGCTGCACAATGGCGCAGGCCAGTGCGATGGGGTTGCCCCGTGCGTTGGGTCAAGCCGCTGCTGTCCTTGGCGTTGAAGAACAGAAGGACAAGACGGGTGCGGCCCTTATGCTCCGTATGGCACGGCCGCGTAAGGTGAACACCGACGGAACCTACACATGGTGGAACACGAAGGATAAGGCCGAACAACTTATCGCCTATTGTAAGCAGGACGTGCGAACGGAATTGTCCGTCGCCGAGACACTGCACGCAATGCCCGATAGTGAGCGTCGTCTTTATCAACTCGATCAGCGTATCAACGACCGGGGCGTGAAGCTGGATGTCGATCTTGTGCACCGCGTCAAGGCACTGGCGGAAAATGCCAGCGTAGAAATTGATGCGGAAATTCAACGACTTACGAAGGGTTCTGTCAAAGCCGCAACAAATGGGATGGACTTGGTGGCTTGGCTTAACAGCCATGGGATTGCCACCAAATCTGTTGACAAGCAGACCGTCGCCCGGCTGCTGACCTTTGACCGCCTACACCCTGTGATCCGCGAAGTCCTTTTGCTTAGGCAGAACGGAGCCAAGTCTAGCACCGCCAAGTACGAGGCCATGCTTCACGCGGCCAATGCCGACGGGCGGATGCGCGGCCTTCTCGTTTATCATGGCGCAGCAACAGGCCGCTGGTCCGGCAAGCTGGTGCAGCCGCAGAACTTTCCACGTCCGCAAAAGAAACAAGCAGAACTTGATATTATCATATCCAAGTTGAAGCAGGATGAGGATGTGTCGGAATATGGTGCGGGAACCGTACTTGCCTCCGATCTGTTGCGTTCGATGCTGGTTGCCGAGGATGGCCACCGGCTTATGTTCGCCGACTATTCGGCGATTGAAGCCCGCGTCTTGGCGTGGGTGGCAGGGCAGAACGATCTCGTTGAGACGTTCCGAAAGGGGGGAGACGTGTACAAAGAAATGGCATCGGCCATCTACAACGTGGACGTGGGGTGCGTCACTGACGCACAACGACAGGTTGGGAAGATGGCGATCTTGGGTTGCGGCTACGGCATGGGGGGCAAACGCTTCGCCGAGCAGTGCGCCACAATGGGGATCAAGGTAGACGAGGACGAAGCCAAGCGCATCGTGGCCGTCTATCGTGAGAAGAACAACATGATCGCGCAATACTGGCGCGACATCGAGCAAGAATTTGTAGAGATGGTTAAGGAAGCAGGCCGTGTTGGGACGGTCCCGCTTTCCTTACCTAGCGGGCGGTCGCTTACTTACCACAATCCGCGCATCATTCAGCGAGAGACACCTTGGGGGGTGATGCGCGATACCGCGCAAGTCGATACGCTGAATAGTGTGACACGACAGTGGACCTCTCAGATTATCTGGGGCGGTCTGTTGACGGAGAACGTGGTGCAAGCAACCGCCCGCGATATGATGGCCACGGCCATGATGGCGTTGGAAGTCAAAGGATACAACGTCATCTTGTCCGTACACGATGAGATCATTTGCGAAGTGCCAGATGATTTTGGTTCGCTCGACGAAATGATTGACATCATGGTACGAGTTCCGGCATGGGCGCAAGGCTGCCCGATCAACGCCGAGGGCAAAGAAGGGAAGAGGTATCGGAAATGAAGAAGTATCGTAGCTATAAAGATTATCTGCGTCTCAAGCAGATCAAGCCCGCAGTCATCGTCCACACAGTCAAGAAGCCGGGCGATGTTGTTATCCACTGGTTCCGTGAAGCGGAGATCGTCAAGTGAAACATCATCCCAACTGCGCCGTTGTTCGCGGCGGTGATCTACGGGCATGGTGCGACTGCGCTATTGGCGAACGCAACCGTGTTCTGGAACGACTACGCTACAGCGTAAAAGAGTTTCGCTCACTGGCCGAAGACGATCCGAAGTGGGGTCTAGTGGCGGAGATATTAAAGGAAGAGGCAGATGTTATTGAAAACGACGAACACTAAACCTGCATGGTATGGCGGCAACAAGATACCGGCCAGCTACTTGGCTAAGTTCTTGCCTAAGTCGGACGAAGACCAATACGAATTGCCGCTGGAAGTTCGGCTCTTTCTGGAGAATTTCAAATGACAGCACACGCTAAGTTCGGCGCGTCGAATGCAAAGCGGCGCATGGCTTGCCCCGGCTCACTCAACGCCGAGGCTCCGTTCCCAGATGAGAGTTCGCCGTATGCCGAACTTGGCACTGCTGCTCACGAACTGGGTGAGTTCTGCTTAGTCAATGGACATGAAGATGCCTTCGCCTTCATTGGCGAAGAGCACAACGGCCACAAGGTTGACGACAACATGGCCCGTGCGGTGCAGGTCTATATCGACCACATCCGCGCAACGGCACTGCTGGAGCCAAGCCTGTGCCGCTATGAGAAACGCTTCAGCCTAGACAAACTTGATCCACCTATGCCGATGTTCGGCACGGCGGACTGCATTATCTACGGCAAGGAAAGCGGGACGCTCTACGTCCTTGACTATAAACACGGCCAAGGCGTCGCGGTTGAAGTCGAAGACAACGCGCAGCTTAAATACTATGCGCTCGGCGCGATCCTTGAGATCGGCGATAAGGCTCCGGTTAACAAGGTTATCACGGTTGTTATCCAGCCACGCGCCATGCACCCCGACGGGCCTGTGCGCCAGTATAGCTACAGCCGTGACGAGATCATGGACTTTGGGACCGAACTGATTGACGCAGCGCATGAGAGCCTGAAGCCGAACGCACCGCGTCTAGCGGGTGATCACTGCAAGTTCTGCAAAGCGGCTGGCACTTGCTCGGCCCTGCGCAACGATGCGCTGGCTGTAGCACAAGACGAGTTTGGCGCGGTCAAAGACATCAACGATCTCATACCGGCCGAGGTTGCCGACTATTTGGAGAAGGTTCCGCTAATCGAAGAGTGGATCAAATCTCTGCGTCGGCACGCAAATTACATTCTCGAAAGCGGCAACGCGCTGCCCGGCTATAAGCTGGTCGAGAAACGCCCGACACGTCGCTGGCGTGTTGAGGATGAGTTCGTGGCATGGGCCACGCAAGAAGGTCTGGATGACGACGACATCTACGAAAAGAAGTTGAAGTCGCCATCGCAGATCGAGCGTATCGTGGGTAAGAAGAACTTGCCGACATCGCTCGTCATGGCTGTATCAACCGGCACATCTATGGTCGCTGATACAGACAACCGTCCAGCAATCGCTACTTTAGCGATTGATGACTTTACCGTTGAAAAAGGAACCTAAGATGTCAAAAGTTATTACGCCAGAAGCGATTATCTCTTATCCGCATGTGTTCGAACCGCAGACCCCTCCGGGCGCGAGTGAGCCGGTCTACTCCTGCTGTCTCGTATTCCCCGATGGGACTGATTTGTCCGAACTGAAGGCAACGGCTGCGGCTGTGGCTAAGGAAAAGTGGGGGGACAAGACAAAGGCGTTGATGGAAGGCGGCAAAATCCGTATGCCTTTCCGCAACGACGGCGAAGAGAAGGGCTATCCAGAAGGCTCGATCTTCATGAACGTCAAGTCGAAGCAGGCTCCCGGTGTTGTCAGCAAGTTTGCTGGCGAGAACGGTAAGCCCGCTCCGATTACTGATCCCAAGGAAATCTACCCCGGTGCGAAGGTCCGTGCCTCGCTGCGCGCTTATGCGTACAGCGTGAACGGCAACAACGGGGTCGCGTTTTCACTCGGCAATCTTCAGAAGGTGGGCGACGGTCCGCGTATGGATGGCCGGTTGTCAGCGGCAGACGAATTTACTGCCACGGAGCGTCCGTCTGCTGACATCTCGGACCTTGATGATTTGCTTTAAGTGAAAGGAAGGGCCGGGGCTTTGGAAGTCGCCCCGGCCCTTCTCAATCTAAGGCTTCGCTAATCATCTGGGCCTTCTTCGATAGTGTCTTAGACACGATGTCATCCACAGAATTAACAAGGCCGAACGTCCGCACGATCACCGGCTTAGTCTGGCCGATACGATGGCAACGCTTAGCCGCCTGTGCGTTGGTTGCCGGAACCCAATCCATCTCCACAAACGCCACCTGATTGGCCGCTGTCAGCGTAATCGCCGTAGAACATGCGGTGATCTGGCCGATGAATACCCGCACCTTTGGGTCGTTTTGGAACGTGTCAATCGACGCTTGACGTTCGGCCGTTGGCATACCGCCCGCAACGACGACCGGATTGAACTCTTTGAGCCGATCATAGAGCGCCTGAATTGCATCGGTATGGTAGGCGAATATAACAATTTTGCTATATGCTTCATCAGCCAACTCGCCCGCTATCTGCGCGGCGATGGGCGCTGCCTTGGCCACGCCGGTCAAGCGACGCAGTGAGGCGATGTGAGGTGCGATGCTCTCAATCTCGGAAGCCAAGTCCTGATTTGTGAGGGAATGCGCGAGGATCATATCGACGGCTTCGGCTTGACGCGGATCGTCGATGTGCTTTCGGTCGTTCCAGTTATCGACTTCGACCGGCACATTCTGCCACCAGATGGGCGGCAAATCTTTTAGCACGATCTCGCCCTTGCGGCGGAGCATGATCGACTTTAGCACCGTCTTAAACTCGGCCATGCGTTCGGTCTTATTGCCCAGAACTTGCAGACCGAACTGGCCGTTCCATGTCTTGCAGAAGTAGGTCGTAAACTCGGTGAAGTTCAGCGGGTACTTCCAGATTGATTTAAGATGTGTCCAAAAATCGCTGACATTATTAGGAATGGGAGTGCCGCTAAGAAGCCAAACACGATCAGCGAAACGCACAAGACCATCGCCGCGACAGTACTGACCATATAGATACTTTGTACGCTTAGCAGTACGGTTCTTGAGATAATGCGCTTCGTCAATGACGAGAACGTCTGGCTCCAGCTTTGCGATTTCATTGCGCGTCTCCTTCGATTGAACCAATTTGTCGTAGCTGTAGACAAGAACGGTGCGTTCTATCGTACCCCATTTCTCAAACTCACGCCGCCAGTTGATCTTGGCGATAGCAGGGCAAACCACAACGACTTTTGTCAGGCCGAGCATATCACACGCTGCGATAACTTGAAGTGTTTTGCCAAGACCCTGCTCATCGGCAAGGAACGCGGCCGGGTTCTTACAGAGAAAGTCTGCGCCGACCTTTTGATACTCAAAAAGATGATCCATTGACCCGGTATCTCCCCGTTTCCGTATCAAATTTTATGATATTATTTTCTAATAAAAAAGGCACGCAATCCATGAGAGAATTGTGCGCGACGGTATGCTGCGTTCTAGAGCAGATATATAGATTATCAATCCGGTTATCGGTATTAACGCAGTTGATATGGTGGACGACTTCCTCGGACGTTAAATACCGCCCGATATGACGCTCAACAACAAGCCGGTGTTGATACACGTATCCTTTTCTAGCGTGTGGATGCGAAGAACATTTTTCTAGAATGCTGCCCTGATTAGTCCCGCGACGCCTACGTGTCGATCCATCCGGCCTACTAACAAGGGATTTACGGCATTCTTCCGAACACACCCCCGAACCGTATTTTCTAAAATTGCTTAAATGGGCCAACACCGTAGCGCCACACTTACATTTAGTTTCGATGAAATATCGGTTCGCTAATTTACCCCGATATAAGTATGGCTTGCGAAATGTGCCATCTCCTCGATCTATTAGATCGGCGTACTTATCGCTGTATTTTTCTTTTGGTTGGAGTTTCACTCCGCGTTTTGCCACCATGTTCTAGTCCCCAAACAGCAAGCAACGCCGCGTCAGCACGCCCGTCATCCTTCTTTCTAGAAAACATAGTAGCGTGTTCTGGGAATAATTCAATAGCACGTTCTCTACTCGCGTCTTTTCCCTTAAACAAACGCATCGTCTTCGTCCAAGTTGCAGGGGGGACAAGCGTTACAACCGCACCTAAAGCCGCAAGAACGCCTTCTAGTACACCTCCCGCACGGCCAAACGCGAAAGAACTTGATACACCTTGGCCCGTCATAGCCCACGTTTTCTCGACGTAGGCTTTATCGTTTTCGTTTATATGCGGGCTTAGGGCTTGCGCTAAAAGAGTAGCGTCAACCTGATTAACAACACGCGGCCCACGCTTAACTTTTATAGTCGGCATATCTATAATCGTGAGCCGTCGAGTTTCGGTATCTAATATAACTATCGCGCCGAAGGCTCCGGGATCGCATCCAACTACGTTCATCTGCTGTCTGTATAGTATTAGAAGCTAGTCCGCAAGTTACTGCGTGGCCCCAAAGACTTACGATGGCGCAGCCCGTCGGGTTTGTGGCGACGCTTTGCTTTCGGCTGCGGCCGCCATGTTGCTTCTTTCACGCTTGTCTTCTTGGCCATTAAAAGTCTTCCGGCAAGTCTTCAGGATTAATCGTCTTGATTGACTTAGGATCAAGATCAATCGTCACGCTCGGCGCTGGTCCGACGGTGCTTTCGCCGGTCGTGTAATTAATCTCTTCCGGTGCGCTCAGATACTGGAACGCTTCGGACTGCATAATTTCCTGCTCTTGTTGCGGCGTTAATGCACCGGGCGCAACAGGTTTTGGAACAGCGGATACCGGCGGTAGTTCAGATGGCGCAGCGAACTGAGCCAGCGAGATCATCGCGGGGTTTAGAAGTGCTGGGTTCGAGATAAGTTCCGGCGTTTGGCCAGCCAAAGCCCGAATAGTACCCGGCTGGCGAAGAAGCGCCGATGTACCACGACCAGCAGCAAGTGAAGCCAACAACGCCAAGCCCTGATATTCTTCGGGGATTTGGTTCTGCTGTGCTGCGTAACCCAATCCAAGCAGACCCGCACCCTGCGCATACGGAACCAATTGAGCGCCAGTGCGTGGGTTTGAGAACGCTTCTGTCGAACGACGAGCGGCAGAAAGACCTTCCGCAAGCTGCGTTGTCCGCGCGAGAATATCCGGGTTAGTGCCGAGGATAGCCGCGTTTGTCGGATTGGACGGATCGACAGCGCCAAAAGCCCGCATCGGTGTAACTTCAGACAAAGCCTGATCGCCAATAGAGCCTTTAGCGGCTTTATCGATAAGCGCATAACGAGCCACGCCTTGGCCGTTTTCGCTAGCCAAACGCATAGTCGTTGCCGCCGTGCCTTCGTCCGCGTTTAGCAGGCCGTTGACAAATTTTTCGCCAGTATTTTCAATTTCAGTCGGCTTTAAACGACGGCCAACAACATCGTTAACCAGCTTTGTATCGCGGAATGGCAAGACGTTTTCGGTAAAATAGCCTTGCGCGTTACGGAACGCAGTTGCCGCCTCCGGGTTTTGCGTTTCAAGGCGTGTCAGCCATGCGTCTGCATCGCGTGACAATGCCGAATAGACTTGGCTAAGAGCGGACGATTTAGCGCCACCTTTGCCGCTAGCCGCAGCAGCCCGTTCAGCTTCAGACACTGCTTGGCCGAAAGCCGTGTTCATTTTGCGGAAGTCATTGTAGCTGACAACCTGAGTGTCATCGGCTTTAGCAATCCGCATCATTAAATTCTTGACGCTTGTTGGCACATCTGGATCACGAAGATAATTTGGAAATTCTTTAAGAAAGTTCGTTATTGACGCTTTAGCATTGGCTACCGCGATCTGATCCGTACCTTTTTTAAGGTTAAGTGCGGGCACGACTGCGTCATACAACGCACCCGCTTGCGCCTTTACGGATTTATATTGATCGCGCAAATCCTGAATAAGCATCTTGCCGAGGTCTTTCGGCGTTGCATTTTCAGAGATATTATATGGACGTGCGCTTTCGCGCAGACGCTCCACCGCAGCGCGTGCTTGCGCGTTCTGATCACCGAGATTACGCATACCCGAAAACGGAAGCATTTCGAGGATAGAAGTAAGACCACGCGTAAACCGCGCACCCGGATAGACATCCGCAGCAGTAACCTTGATGCCTTGCGCTTCCGCAGCCGCACGCTGGCGGATCGCATCACGCCCGGCTGGGGTTAGGGCATCCGTAAATGCGTTTTCAAGTTTACCGAGACCTTGGCCCGTAAGTGCGGACGTAGTAACCGCTGCCGCAAGTTTGGCGTAAGGGTTCTGATCCGTAAGTTCGCCAACCGCACCAGACGCAAGACCCGCCGTAGTAGCCGCCGCCGCTTGTGCGCCCGGTTTGGCAATAACTTGTTGCGCCACTCGCTGAGTAACCGTCGGGGCCGCAGCCCGTGTGCCAGTCGCCAGCGCCTGTTGCGCTGCGCTAAGACCCGTCCGCGCCAAACGCTGCCCGCCACGAACAAGAAGCTGCTGAGCGGCTACGGGTGAAACATACTTGCCGCCTTCGACCAAAATACGCTCAGCGCCTGTTTGTGGCGTGGGTAGATTTAATTTTGCAGCGGCTGTACGGCCCATTTCAGACGGCAATTGCGGCAGATACTGTTTTGGGACACCAATGGCGCTATACGCTTGGTTCAAGAAATACTGAAGTGGATCGCCGACAAGACCAAAACCTTCGGCAATACCCTCGATCATAGAACGCGTGGCAAGGCCCGTTCCGCGCTTAGCTTGCTCCGCCAACGTCGGGGGCTTGGGGGCTTTTGGCTTAGGCTTGTCTCCTGCAAAGCGAACGTCTTTAAGCTGCACGCCGTTATTAGAGGTAGGAGCCTTCGCCATATCAGCACTCAACTTAGAAGGAACAGGGACCGGAGCACCGGGATTGGGGTTGCGTGCGCTAACAAAATTAACGTAATCGCGCGTTTCTTTTATATTTGGTACTTTATTACCTGCGTTCCGGACATTGGTAGGGCCGGTGTTGTACGCAGCCGCAGCTAAAGCGGCATCCCCCTTGAAGGTACGCAGAAGTTCATTCAGTAGTTTAGCGGCCCCTTCCATATTTTGGCGGGGGTCGTTGATGTCTTTGACGCCTAATGACCTAGCCGTAGCAGGCATAAGCTGCATATGGCCTTTTGCCCCGGCAGGAGATGTTCGCACATCCTTGCCAGACTTTGTTTCTTTTTCGTAGATGGCACGAGCAAGCCAGCGCGGAACGCCGTATTTGTCCGCCATCTGATCTAGATAGGGGCGATAGTCCGTTGCCATTAGTTAAGGAAAATCCGTTGGCCGTTCTTGGTCTGCACGAAATATACCTTTTTATTCGTGCGCTTGTCTACACCTTGGCCCAACTTAATAGCGCCCGTTGCGACAGCGGATTTAACAAATGTTGGATCGCCAAGAACACCAAGACGACCCTCACGGGTTTTACTCCACGCCTCCAGAGCCATCCCCGGATCACCCTTATACCGACCAAGGAAATTGTTAAACGAAATATCTCGGCGTAACACGGCGGTTTCCATAGCTGAAATCAATCTGTTACCCGCCGGAGTATTGGTCATTTGCTGGCCGATAGACCCTAACAAGGCAGCATCCCGGTCCGTCTGCGGCCCTTTTTGCGCTGCCAATCGCTCCGCCAAAACTTGTTTGCGCAGATTTGTAAAAGCAGTCGCGTTGGACACAGAGGCTTGCGCCGCTGGGTTGTTTTCTAGACCAAAAGCCACAAGCCACGATTGTGCTGCGTTTTTATATTCAGCTAACTTACCCGTTGCGAGTGATTGACTGAGCGCGTCCATTGCCTGAACTTGCGGCAGGCGCTGCTGCGCGGCAAACGCAGACGCCTGAGAAGTTGTCAGCAAGTCCTTGAACGCAGCAGTACGCGCCTCGATGTTACCTTTTTCGCCCTCTGATAAACCAGTAACGCCCATACCCGGAACCGGACCCAGCGGCGATCCAGAAGGCACATTGCTGCCTGCGCCACCGGTTGGCGCGCCCGGTGCAGGAGCCGCGCCCCCGCCTTGCGGAGCCTGCGCTTTGGCCCAAGCAGCCGCATTTGCAAAGCCTTCTGCCTGCCAACGTGGCAGTTCAAATGGCTGCTTAGTGACCGGGTTCAAACCTTTAACGAGATCAAACGCAGATTTACCAGCAGTGGAAGCAAAAGCAGTCGTAAGTGCTCCGGCCGGAGTATATTGCGCGATCCCCGCCGCTTGTTCCCGCAACGCTTTTGCGCCTTCAAGATCACCAAGCGCCAACGCTTGCGCTGAAAGCGCGTATAGGTCTTCCGGCGTGAGAGGTTGACCTTGCGGGCCAGCCGCAACGCCCGTTGCTGCTTGTTCAAAAATCGGCTTCAACTTAGCCTTGCGCGCAGCATCAGCCTGAAGTTGTCCTAACTGAACCTTGGTCTGCATCTCTTGCAACTTCGATTGCTGCAAGTTTTGCAAAACTTCCTGCGGCGAGGTCTTGCTGCCACGAGAAACAGATTTGAGAAGCGCACCAAGCGCAATCAGCTTATCCCCGCCGGTCAACGACCCGGAGATGTCGCCGCTTGCAAGCTTGGAGAGCATTGTCGCCTGCTCTTCGTCAATCGCAGACGCGTCGCCTTTAATTTTAGTTGGCGAAATAAGACCGCCAAATAGACCACGAGGCTCGGCCATCAGATCAGCCCTCCAAGGAATTTCTTAACAGTGCCTGTGCCAAAAATCTTATCGAGACCGCCAGCAACACCAAGAACATCACCTGCCGTACCAAAGAAACCGCCACCGGGGGAAACTTGGGTCTGAGTGCTAGTGACAGGTGACGGAAGGCCGGTAGACCCCGCAAGCAAAGTTTGAAGCTGCTGCTGCGGATACGCACGCTGCGCTTGGAAGTCCTGATAGGCCAACTCAAGATTACGCTGCGCCATGTCGCGCTGAGCCTGACCAGATGCGGCCAGCATGTTGGCGTAGGTCTGTTGATTGCCGAGAGCCTGCTGGCCGTATTCTGCAAGTGCCCTGCCGCCCGCAAGCTGCTGACCCGGCAGACCTTGTGCAAACCCAGCGGCTTGCGTGTACCCACGATTATAGAGATCAGCCAACGTCTGCGCCGTGTTCAAGTCCTGCTCACCCGCAAGCTGCGCTTCATATACGCCACGACGTTCGTTGCCAAATGCCCGCGAAGAAGCCATCTGAGCCTTGGTCGCAGCGTCACGTTCGGCGCGGTTCTGCGCAAGGCGAGCCATCGTAGCATCAATGACGCTGGTCTGGAACGGGGACATGAACCCAGACACATCTTGCTGAAACTGCTGCGGAGAATAACCTGCTGCGCGCTGCGCGATGTCCGTTGCCTGCTGAAGCTGTTGCGCGCCAACTTGATTTGTTGCGGCCTGCTCGGCGGTCTGAAACGCCTGCATTTCCTGCGGGCGGAAGCCAGCGATGCGCGGCCCCTGATATGCCTGATAGGGCTGCGCCGCTACCTGCTGCGCAAACTGATAGTTGCGCGACAAAATATCCTGAATAAACGGATTGAGTGCCTGCGCTGTAGTGGTCGTTGTCGTTTCAGCCATTAAAACCCCCGAACGGACTAGCCGCCTAATCCTTCGTTCTTAACACAAAGATAAAACAATTGACAGCCCATTAGACGTGACCTGCCTTTACTTGTTCGGAATGCGTAATGTAGATGTAGACGTGATGTCCGTCTTCATCAACCATTAGCAATCGGGCTGGCGGGTGAATAAACACATCTTCACCCATCGTATATTTACTATTCATTGCCTGCTCGATCAAACGATTACGCTGCGCCTCGTAAAGCGGATCGTATTGTGCGGGAGGCGGCGGTAGTTTCAGCCTCATCGACGACCGCCGGGGATTGCGTTGAGCCGCTGCGTTCCAACACGCCAATCTGAATTATTGACGGCTGTCACCTTCATCTGGATTTGACGCCCATTGAAGCGAACCGATGTTGGGTTCGTCAGACTATACGGGCCGAACGTCTGCTTGTCGCCGTTCGGATAATAGCGAGAAGAGAAGGTCGCAGTGACTTCGCCTTGGTTGCGTTCGTCCGGGATCATCTCGTTGATATACAAGATGTTATCGCCCTGTCCAATCTGCACCGGACCTGTCTCGGCGTACACGCTTTCCGTACCGTGGTTCGTGCCAATCTCGTGGTCGTAGATATAGCCGTCGTCGCTCACCATAAGGGGGTTGGCAAAGACACCGCGATCAATACCAGCAGAGCGGCCCAGAGAGCCAATCGACCAATTATTCTGCGCATAGTTCCAAATGACATAGCGGTTATTCTCTTGGCTAGACGCAGATGGATAGAAGAACCATACCTCATCAAACTGAGAGTTATTTACGGCATATGCCTTGCTGATCTGCGCTTGGTTAATGTCGGAGAACACATAGTCCGACACTTCACAGGGAACGGCCTTGACGTAGCCGTCATACATATAGAAGCCGCGTGAACCCATCCAGACAGCAAAGTTATCCTGAACGGCAATTGCGTTCGGCCCAGCAAGGCCGCAAGCGCGTCCGGCAAACTCAGATGTATATACAAATGGCTGGCCGACATAGGAGACGATGTGCGCGTCAATGTCCGTAAGAACCAGAACCTGACCGCGAACACGCTTGGCTGTGATGATCTTGCCACCCGTCTGCAACTCAAGGCTGCCCGCAAGGTTCGTGGAGGCTGGCGTCCAGACAGTGTTATTCTCAAGGTCAGACCATGCAATCTTGCGCGGATTGCCAGATGCACCAAGGGCAAACATCGAGCGTTCGTTCGTGACGAGCACGCCTGTGTTAGATGTCGGCGCATTCGTTACGACAGCGGCAACAGTCGGCGTTGTCGTGTCCAACTGCCACTCGTAAATCTTGCCGTCATAGTTTGAGCAGCCGACGAGATATTCGCCCCATGTGTCGAGCGTCCAAGTCGTGGCGGGCGTCACAGAGCCAACGTCTGGGCGAGGTGTGCCGTAATAGCCAGCACTGTAAAGACCGACGCCATAGCCACCACCGACAGACGCATTGGCATTGCCGGGAACAAACCCAACAGGCGTAATGTCCACGATTACGGAAGACTGTGTGATGGCGTAAAGTTTGGAATGCGTTCCGACAGAGATGTAGCGAGTGGCGTTATTCGAGCGCCATGCAATCATGCCACGGGCTTTACCCGTCAGAGCTGTAGATGTTCTCGCCTGCCAGCCACCGACGGGACGCATCATCCCCTCAACCCAGCGCACAAGGTTCACATCATACCAACGGCCCGCACTATCAAGTTCGGTTCCGTTGCGGTAAACACCCGGCGGGATACTGATAGGAATGAGCGCCATTTAACTACCTGTGCGTAAGACTAAGGTTCTTATATCACTTCTTGGGGGTTTTTACAGCCTCTTCCCATGCTTCTATTGTTCGGCGGTGGCGTAAAGCGCAGTCCCCATATTTTGCAATTATTTCCACTTCCCAGATAGCGCGTTCAGGATCGGTCAGCGTTGAAGGCGGATTTGGCAGCGGCGGGCAGTTACTTGCTAGGTTCGCTGGCGGCAGCGGCATTGGCACGATTGACACCGCCCTCGAGCAGCCCGACAACACGGGCATCAGGAACACAATCAGCAGGGACAGCAGGAAGAGTTTTGTAAATCTCGCGTATCGTCTGCTTTTCTCCGGCGACCACCACATCGGCTTGATCTCGCTCGGCTTGGTAAAGCGTAGAAACCTCATCTATCTTTCCTTGCATTTGCTGGCGTTGCTTCTCAGCCTTTTCCAGAGCCGCAGCATAAGCGGCGTCGCACTGCCAGTCTTTGATTTTCCATCCGGCGGTGAGGCCAATAGCAAGAGCGCCTGCCGCCACATAGCCCATGATCGGATTAATCGGCCCCATTTATCTTGCCCCATTCGCGCACCGCAAAAATTGTCGCACAAGATGCGATTGTCGCCGCCAAATCAGTAAGTGATATTGGAGACTTTGTAATCATCGGCAGCACGACAGCGTTAACGATAACGCCAACCGCAATCCCAATGCACGTTACTGGCCTCCACCAAACGCGGACACGTTCAAGCAGGGCGGCTTCAAGTTCTTTAATTGTCATTTTGGATCAGGGTATTTAACATGAGGAAGCTCCCAATGCGGGCCATCCTTAAAGGAAACCCAATCACCACCCCAAGTAATCGGAATATTCTCTAGCTTGGCGGCTTCCTTCATAGCATTTTCGACATGATCAAATAGCGGCCAATCCCAACGGATTTTGCCCGCAACGTAAGGGGCAATGTCAACCGCAAAGCCATGAATGTGGCGTGAGCGCATCGTCTTGGTTGCGCCCTTAGCGTAAAGCTCCCTTTGACGCGACACAGAACGCAGTCCTTCAATGACTGTAAAGTCGATGTTGGAGATGCTGATTGCACGTTTAACGACGCGCACCAAATCAGGATGCACACCGCGAAGGTTTAGCAGTGAACGTGGGCCTAGTTTGAAAGCCATTATCTGTCAGCCTTATGGTCCAGCTTATCTTCAATCCGGCGTAGGTGCATCATCACCTCGTCAAACTTCTTGTCGATGGCGTTGAACTTCTCTTCCCCATAATCCAGCTTCGTCTCAAGAATTGCGAGACGATTGCTTAACTGCGTCCACACGCCAACAAGGCCGAAGACACCAGCGATTAGAGTTAGAAGCGTATCAAGTCCGAAGCTCATGTCCATCGACGAGAAGCCTTACCAAGGAAGCGCGGGTTGAACGACAGGCGGGTTAATCTGATCGTCGATCTGCTGCGCGACGTTGGCTTCTGTTGCTTCAACAGCTTCTTCGCCAAGAGCGGCCTTCACCCAACCAACAACCTGTGCTTCGGTCAGGCTGGCGTAAGGAACAAACGCTGCTTCTGGATCAAGCGTCAGTCCTTGAGCGCCGTAGACGCGGCCAGAGTGATCGCCTTGGGTATCGACGCATTCCCAGTGGACAGTGAAGACAACATCAGAGTTGCCTTCGTAGTCGGGATAGCAGTCCATTTGTAAGACATTCCAGTTTGCCATTTTACTTTCCTTCAAGTTCGGCCACGCGGGCGCGGAGTGATTGGACTTCTGCAATTAGGTTGGCGATAAGTTCAGGTGCGGAATAATCCATCGCCTGCATTTCTTCTCCGTCCTTTACGCCAGTAGCGATTTGGGTTTCAGAGACTTCCTGAACTTCATGCGCCAACAGACCGATGAAGCGACTACCGTCTGCCTTCCACGAACCTTGCACCGGATTGAGCGAGTCGATGTATGCACCGCTGTTGGCAACAGGCCCGTCGATGTCCTTGAGGCGGTAGTCGGATGAGGTGTTGTAGGCGGTGGAAGAGGTGTTGACCGTTATGGAGCCAGCAACTGTTCCAGATACATTGCGGAATGCAATTCCAGTATTTCCGTCAGCGCCTACCCGAACCGTCATTGAACCTGCGCCAGCGGTCCCTACTACGTTTAGGCGCGTCCCATCACCACTCGTCGTCCCCACAAGCAGATTGCCGCTGGTGTCGATGCGAGCCACCTCATTTTGAGCCGTATATACGCGGACAACTTGGTTGCTGCCATCGAGATAAAAGCCAGCACGGCGCTGTCCAGTTGTGCCGCCAGCCCAAGAGTAAACAAAGTCAGAGCCGCTAAGGGCCACTTCGCCAATTGTGCGGATGTTGCCATTTACGTCTAGTTTTTGCGTTGGCGAAGACGTTCCAATACCAAGGTTACCACTCGCATCCAGCGTCATAGCCTGAGTGAAGGAGATAGCGTTTCCTGCTGTGCCGGATGGCGCGTTATACCATTTATGCTGGCCGCTAACTTGCTCATATGCAGAAGCGAAATCACTTGTTTTATATTTATCGCCAGCGTTGTAATATGCGTTAAATGCCAGAACAGGCTGTCCAGAGGCGGAGCTAAAGAGCGAAGTCTTTGTTCCAATGTCCAAGGCTCTAAAACCAGCACTCCAAGCACTCGGCGTAACCCCAAGGCCAAGGTTTCCGGAGCTATCAAGCGTCATAGCATCACCACCATTGCGGGCGAACACAAAACCGCTTCCAGTGGGGACGTTGAAAATCATGTTGGTGAGATAACGCGAAGTGAAATAATCGCTTGCGCTGCCGAAATACGAACCACCATAACGGAATGACTGAGACGTATTAACGATGCCAGCGATGTCGGCTTTATATGCCGGAGAACTTGTCCCAACACCAAGATTGCCGGATGCGTCTAGGCGCATACGTTCTGTATTCGCGCCGCCTACATCAACGTTCCATGTCAAAGCGTTGCCGTTGTTGGCTGTGGACCCCATGCCCATGCGCCAGCTATTGCCAGAAGCATTTAACACAACGCCAGCACGAGCAGATGATCCTGCGTTATCGTTGCGTATCCAAGTGTCTATATTGCTGTTCGTATCCCCTTGCAGGGTAATCTTGCCTATGGGTGTGGTTGTCCCAATCATCACATTCGTCCCGTCATCATAGATGACAGAAGACGCGACAGCAGACGTTCCATTGCCTTTCAGGTGATAGCCAGCAGTAAATGACGAAGCACCCGTTCCGCCCTTTGAGACAGGCAGCGTGGTAATTGTCGGCTCTTTGGCATTAAGTTGCGTCTGGATGTTTGAGGAAACAGTATCCAGATAGCTCAGTTCCGTGGGGCTGATTGTCGCGCCGTTGGCTGACACGTTTCCAGCGACAGTCAGGACTTTACCGGTGCCGACATTAACGCCAACGCTCGTGCCTGTGCCGTCTGCTTTGAACAGCGCATCAATGGT